GACAACACCGTGTTGTTCACCGCTGGCGGCACTGGCGCGGGCAAGACCACCGGTTTACAGGAAGCCCAAAAAGTCAGTCAAAGCATTCGTGACGCGGAAATGGTGTACGACACCAACATGAACACGTTTGATTCGGCTGACAAGAAAATCGACCAGGCACTGAAAGCCGGTCGCAAGGTGGGCATTGTGTACACCTACCGCGACCCCGTGGAAGCCATGGAAGGCGGTGCATTGAAACGCGCCAGCCGCATGGAAGCCGAAATGGGAACCGGTCGCACCGTTCCAATCAACGAACATTTCAAAACCCACATGGGTTCGCGTGACGTGATGGATCAACTGCAAGCGAAATACGGCGACGATCACCGGTTCCACATGATGGTCATCGACAACAGCCGCGGCCCAGGCAATGCAACTGTTGTAAGCGGACTTGACAAGTTGCCACGCCTGGATCACAATGAAGTGAGAAAAGGATTAAGTGATGCCCTTGAAAAAGCCTACCGAAGCGGCAGTATCAGCCAAGCCATCTACGAAGGGACGCGAGGCAACGCCCGCTGAACATCGAATGAAACGGATGCACGAAGCAAAAGTGCGTTCGGCTGCTGAAGACATGGCCGCAGCCCTAAACGGGGCTGTCCGCGCTGGAAAGACAGTGCGATGAGCGACGTCCGTTGCAAAACCTGTCGTTTTTTTGTCGTCGGCCAGGTGATTGGCGGTTGCCGTCGCTACCCCACGACCCAAAACAAGCACGAAATGGATTGGTGCGGCGAACACGTCGAGCAGACCATCCAAATGGTTTCTTTGCCCGTGTACGACATCACCACCGACGAAACTAAGATGGCCGATGTGCCGGTCGAACGTAAGAAACCTGGAAGGAAGCCAAAAAATGCAAATGCGCCCGCTGCATGATCGCGTTGTCGTAAAGCCGTTTGTCAGAAACCTGTCAGACATCATTTACGTCAAGAACACCGAAAAATTCAACGAAGGCGAAATTGTGGCCATCGGCCCCCAGGTGCATGAAATCAAGGTGGGCGACAAAATCAAATACGGCAACGGGACATACCTGGATTGGCCCGTACAGCGTTTTGAAGGCCAGGATTACCAGATCATCCAGGAAGCGGACATCGCTTGCGTGGTTGAGGAATAACCAGGATACTTTGTAAAAGGACACGTCATGGCCAGCAAACCAATTGCGCGAACCACCACCGGCAAGGGTAAGAACTACAACCCGACGGAAAAGGGCGCGGGCATGACCGCCGCGGGCCGTGCGGAATACAACCGCAAGAATGACGCAAACCTAAAACCACCAGCACCAAACCCGAAGTCAAAAGCAGACGCTGGACGCAAGGCGTCCTTTTGCGCGAGAATGGAAGGGGTGGTTAAAAACGCCAAAGGCCCAGCAGAACGGGCCAAGGCATCCCTTAAAAATTGGAACTGTTAAAAAGGAACTGAAATCATGCCAAACAATAAAGCAATCGGCGTCGCTTATGCTGACCCACAATTTGATTCTGTTGACGTTACTGGTGCAATCACCGCCGCGTCGGCTGCCGTAACCGGCGCTGTAACTGCTGCGTCGGCTGCTGTTTCTGGTGCTGTAACTGGCGCAACTTTTACTGGTGGCTTTACCTCAAACTCAACCAGTGGCCAATTGGTCGGTAACGCGGCTGGTGGTGTTTATTTTCTGTCCACCGCCATTACTGCGACCGTCACAACAACCAACACGCCCGCTGGCAGCCTGGGTCTAACCAGCAACGCAACCGGCGTGGGCAAGTTGTTTGTGTCCAATGGCAGCGTGTGGAACTTTGCCGCAATCACTTAATGAGGTGACCTGTGGCCAAAGGACTTTACGCCAACATTCACGCCAAGCGTGAACGCATCGAAACACAAAAAGCCGCGGGCAAGAAACCCGAGCAAATGCGAAGCCCTGGGGACAAAGGCGCCCCCACGGCCAAAGCCTTTAAACAAAGCGCCAAGACAGCGAAAAAATGACACCGGAACAAATTGCTAAACGCCTGGCTGAATTGCGAGAACTGGCGAAGCAACACGAAGCCATCTTGTTGCAGATCAGCGGAGCCATCCAGGAATACAACAATGTCCTTGCCCAATTGAGCCAGGACAAAGCCGATCAACAACAGGAGCAAAAAGATGGAACAGCGTGAAATGACTTTTGGTGAAAAGGCGTGTGGTATCAGTTTTAACCCTGGCGGCTTAGAAGATGTTGCATCTACAAAAGCAGATTTCGCAGCAATTGTGGACAAACTTCACAATTTGCGCGAAGCATCTTCTAACCCCGAGGTTAAACGTATGCTGTCGGTGGCAATTACCGATACACAAACCGCGCAAATGTGGGCTGTAAAAGCCATCACATGGCAGTTTTAAGGGGGCCAATATGCCCCTAACAAAATCAGCAAGCGCAAAGGCGTTTGAAAAGAACGTCCAGGCCGAGATCAAAGCCGGTAAGCCACCCAAGCAAGCGGTGGCCATTGCCTATTCTGTAAAGCGGGAAGCCGCCAAGCCGAAGGGTAAAAAATGACGACCGACAAGCCCAAGCGGGGGAGGAAGCCCAAAGCCCCCAGCGTCGTCGCGCCTGTCAAACGTCCAGTTGGTCGCCCCACTGTGTACCGCGACGAATTCCCCGAAATGATGATTGAGTTTTTTAGCCAGGCGCCCACCCGCGAAAAGGTTGTGATGGACGCCAAGGGGAATGAACGCACCGAAGTGCTACCTGGGGTTTTCCCTACGTTGGCCAGATTTGCCACAAACATCGGGGTGACAAAAGACACCTTGCACGATTGGGCAACGGCCAAGAATATTGCCACAGGACAACTAAAGCATCCTGAATTTTCATCCGCCTACAAAAAGGCCAAGGATTTACAGGAAGCCAACCTGATTGAAGGCACGATCCAAAACGCCTACAACAGCACGTTCGCCATCTTTACGGCCAAGAACGTGCTGGGCTGGCGTGACAAGATCGAACAGGAAATCACCGGCAAGGATGGCGCCCCGTTGGGGCCGTCAGTCATTTCCGTGCAATTTATGAACCCCGATGGATCAATCGCAAACCTTGACAGCCACCCAGCAAGCTGACCAGGCGGCTGCCAACGCGCAGTTTCCTGTCAAGCTGCAAGGGTTGTTCCGATCCAGCCGTTACAAAGTGCTGTACGGCGGGCGCGGCGGCGCCAAGTCGTGGGGCATTGCCAGGGCGCTGCTGATTAAGGGCGTCAAAAAGCCCATCCGCGTGTTGTGCGCCCGTGAGTACCAGACCAGCATCAAGGATTCCGTCCACAAGCTGCTTTGCGACCAGATCGAAGCGTTGGGGCTGCTGGGGTTCTACGACATCACCCAGGCCACCATCCGCGGGGCCAACGGAACGGAATTTGCGTTCATTGGTCTAAAGAACAACCCGACCAACATCAAATCGTTTGAAGGCGTGGACGTGTGCTGGGTGGAGGAAGCGCAGACCGTCAGCCGCTTGTCCTGGAACATCTTGATTCCAACCATCCGCAAACAGGGCAGCGAGATATGGGTTTCGTTCAATCCCGAACTGGAAACCGATGAAACGTACCAGCGGTTTGTGGTCAAGCCCCCGCGGGATTGCATAAGCATCAAGATCAACTGGCACGATAACCCATGGTTCCCCGAAACGCTGGCACTGGAAAAGGACGCGCTGAAGGTGCGCGACCCCGAAGCCTACAACCAGGTTTGGGAAGGGATGTGCCGCCAAACAGTGGACGGCGCCATCTTTGCCAAGGAACTTGTCCAGGCCGAACGGGACGAGCGCATCACCAGAGTGCCGTATGACCCGACCAAGCCCGTCCACGCTGTTTGCGACCTGGGCTGGGCCGACGCCACCGCCTGGTGGTTTGTGCAGTTTGTGGGCATGGAAACGCGCCTGATTCGCTACTTTGAAGACACCCAGCGCACGATGACCAGCTACCTGGCGCAACTGCAAACGTTTGGGTATGTGTACGACACCATTTGGCTGCCACACGACGGCCAAAACAAAACCCTGGCCGCAGCCGGTCGCAGCATTGAAGACATCGTGCGCGGGGCTGGGTACAAGACGCGCATATTGGAGCGTGTGCCGGTCGCTGATTCGATCAACGCAGCCCGCACAATATTTTCCAACTGTTATTTTGATCGCGAAAATTGCGCGGACGGATTAAACTGTTTGCGACATTACCGTTATGAGGTTGACCCCGACACGGGCCAATTTAGTCGAACCCCGTTGCATGACCAATATTCGCACGGCGCCGACGCATTCCGGTATATCGGACTGATGATTAAAGAACCCGCCAAAATCCGCAAGCCCAAACCGGTTGCGATGGGCGGGGGATGGATGGGATAATCCTGGACAAAGGGGATACATATGGCTTTGCAAGACACTGACATGGATGGCCGCATCGGTGATGCGATTAAGTTTTTGCGATTGGTTGCCGAAGCTGATTCGCAAAACCGCGCTGAAGCGTTGGGCGACCTGAAGTTTGCCGGTGGCGACCAGTGGCCAGTGGAGATTCAGAACAGCCGCAACCTGGAATCGCGCCCCTGTTTGACCATCAACAAGATCGACGCCTATGTGCGCCAGGTCACCAACCAACAGCGCCAGCAGCGCCCCCGCATCAAGGTTCACCCCGTCAACAACGAAGGCGACCTAAAAATTGCCCAGGTGGTCGAGGGCATCACCCGCCACATTGAAATCAATTCCAACGCTGATACCGCCTACGACACCGCGTTTGAATACGCTGTCCGCATGGGCTGGGGCTACTGGCGCGTCAACACCAATTACGTATCGGAAGACAGTTTCGACCAGGAAATCTACATTGACCCGATTGACGATCCGTTCAGTGTTTATTTCGACCCCAACAGCGTGTCGCCCGATGGTTCGGACGCCGAAAAATGCCTGGTCACCAGCGTGATGTCTAAGCGGACGTTCCGCGAACAATACCCAGGCGCCGACGATGGATCAGGGTTTCTACCAAGGGCCACCGGCGACGACACCGCGGAGTGGGTCACCCGTGAGGATGTGCGCGTCGCTGAATACTGGTACGTGGAACGCGAACGCGCCACCTTGGTGATGCTGTCGGACGGCACAAAGGTGTATGAGGACGAATTGCCCAGCCCTGAGTTGCTGGACGCGTCGAAGATCACCATCATGGACAAGCGCCCGTCGTACCGCAAAAAGGTCAAGTGGTGCAAGCTGACCGCCATGGAAGTGCTGGAGGAAAAGGATTGGGCGGGTAAGTACATTCCAATCATCCCGTGCTACGGCGCCCAAATGATTATTGAGGGCAAGCGCAAAAAATACGGCCTGGTGCGGTTTGCCAAAGACCCGCAGCGGATGTATAACTTTTGGCGCACCAGCATGACCGAGAGCATTGCCCTGGCGCCCAAGCCCAAGTGGCTGCTGGCCGAAGGTCAAGACGAGGGCCACGAATCCGAATGGGCGATGGCCAACATCAAGTCAACGCCTGTTTTGCGTTACAAGCAAAAAGACATTGAGGGCGTCCCCGCGCCCGTGCCGACACGCATCCAGCCAGAGCCGCCGCCGGAAGGCATCATGGTGGCCGCGGCTGCCATTGCTGACGACCTGAAAACCGTGCTGGGCATCTTTGACCCGTCCCAGGCGCTGCCAGGCAATATTTCCGGCAAGGCTTTGCAAGGCCAGCAGCAACAGGTTGACCTGTCGAACTTCCACTTTTACGACAACATGACCCGCAGCATCAAGCACACGGGCAAGGTTATCTTAGACTTGATCCCCAAGGTGTATGACACTCAGCGCGTGTTGCGTATCATCGGCGCCGACGGCAAACCCGACCTGGTGACCCTGAACGAACGCCAAGCCACCGGCGAGGTGTTGAACGACGTCACCGTGGGCCTGTACGACGTGGTGATGGACATTGGCCCAGGCTACAACAGCAAGCGCCAGCAAGCCGTGGACACCATGATGCCGTTGATGGCCGACCCGCAGATTTTCCAAGCCGCGGGCGATTTGCTGTTCCGAAACATGGATTTCCCTGGTGCGGACATCATTGCCGACCGCCTGGCATCCATGAACCCGTTGTCGCAGATTGATGACAAATCAGACGTGCCGCCACAGATTCAAATGAAACTGTTGCAATCCGAAAAGGCCGTTGCCGATATGCAGCAGCAAATGATTGCGTTGCAGTTGGAAATTAACAACCGCGGCGAAGTGGCCAAGATCAAGGAAGACGGCAACAACCGCCGCAAGTTGATGGACGTGATTTCACGCGCCTACAACACCGACACGATCAACGAGGCCCGCGTCAATCAAACCAACATGAAGGCCGTTTCCGACCAAAACAGGATGGAACTGGACGCCATGACGCGCCTGGTGTTGGCTGGTATCACGCCCGAAGCGTTGGCCGCGGAAATGGAGCGCCGCAACATTGAGCAGCAGCAAGCCCACGCATTTGCCGAAATGGAAGTCAACAAAACCGCCAACCCATTTATTCAGGCTGGCCAGGAATTGATGCAACCACAAATGCAGCCTGGAATGCCAATGCAGCAGCCGCCAATGCAGCCAGGAATGCAGCCGCCGCAGCCAGGAATGCAACCAGGCATGATGTGATTGACATTGCAAGAATTAGGGTTGAAAATCAACCCAAAACCTACCAGTGGGTTTTCACTGGGTTAATTCGTAGGATTACCTATGTCGGAAGTGCAAGAACGCCTGGCGAGTAACATCGTAACAAGCGAAAATTTAGCGGAATTCACAGCCCAAAAACTTGGTTTAGTTGATTCAGAACCCGCAGCCACCGAGGCGGCACACGATAGCGTGAATGCCGAGCCGGACGCGGAAAATCAGAGTGAACAAGATCGGGACGGGAATGACGCGACAACAGCAGACGATCAAAAGGAACGCAAGCCCAACCCCAAGTTGGAACGGCGGTTTTCAGAGATCACGAAGCAGCGCGAAGCGGCCCGCGAGGAAGCCCGCTTAGAGCGCGAACAGCGTGAACGATTGGAAACCAGGGTCAAGGAACTGGAAGGCAGGGTCACCCCCCAGGCGCAAGCCCCACAGGATGACGTTGGCGAGGAACCGACACCCGACCAATTCAGCGATATGTACGAATACGCGAAAGCGTTGGCCGAATATACCGCTGATAAAAAGATGGCAGAACGGGATCAGCAAGATTTGAACCGCAAGGCAGCGGCTGAACAGGAAGTGAAATTCAAAGCCTGGGCAGACCGAGTGAACGCGGCGAAATCAAACTTACCCGACTTTGACGACATGGTGCAAAGCAGCGACGTTCGCGTAAGCGATCCAGTGCGCGATGCAATCATCGAATCAGAGCATGGCCCGCAGATTTTGTATTACTTGGCTGAAAACACCGAGTTTGCACAAAAGCTGGCCGGAATGTCACTTGTGTCAGCCGTCCGTGAGATTGGAAAGATTGAGGCCCGTTATGAGAGGGACGCAAAAGCGACCGTTCCAGACGTGAAGCCTGTTGTTGGAAAGTCAAAAGCGCCAGCGCCGATTTCGCCGCTGCGTGGAGCCTTGAATACCGTTGATGCGGGCCTGGATGCCGATGGCAATTTCCATGGTTCATATCAGCAGTGGAAAGCAGCCCGCGCAGCACGTAGAATCCGCTGACATTTAACCCATTTTTGAGGAAATAATTATGTCCAACAATTTGCTTACCATCAGCAAGATCACCAACGAAGCGTTGATGGTCTTGGAAAACGAACTGACCTTTACCAGCGAAGTCAATCGCGAGTATGACGATCAGTTTGCTGTAACCGGCGCGAAAATTGGTAACACGCTGAACGTTCGCCGTCCTGGTCGTTTCATCGGCACTACCGGCCCCGCGCTGAACGTTGAAGACTTCAACGAAACCAGCGTCCCCGTCACTTTGTCCACCCAATTCCACGTCGATACCCAATTCACGACCCAGGATTTGGCCTTGTCTTTGGATATGTTCAGCGACCGCGTGTTGAAGCCCGCCATCGCCGCCATTGCCAACAAGATCGACTTTGACGGTTTGACCATGGCCAAAAACAGCACCGCCAACATCGTTGGTACTGCTGGTACGCCACCCACCGGCCTTATCACGTACCTGACTGCCCAGGCTTTCCTGGACAGCGAAGGCGCACCCCGCGATGGCCGTCGTTCGTGCATCATTGAACCTTTCACCAGCGCCACCATCGTGGACAGCCTGAAGGGTTTGTTTAATCCACAAACGCAAGTCAGCAGCCAATACACCAAGGGCTTGATGGGCCGTGATTCTGGCGGTATGAACTGGAAGATGGATCAGAACGTTGTGAACCAAACCTTTGGTTCCTACGCTGATACATTGGCCACCAACACCGCCACTTTCACCGGTTCGATTGCAACTGGCTGGGCATCGACTTCCACCATCACCCTGGTGTCGTCGGCTGGTACTGCTGCATTGAAGCAAGGTGACGTCATCCAGATCGCCAACGTGTTCGCCGTCAACCCACAGAACCGCGCTGCTTACGGTTCGGGCAAGCTGCGTAATTTCGTGGTGACTGCAAACGTGACTGTTGCATCCGGTGGCGGTACTGCCGTTACGGTTTCGCCCGCCATCATCACCGGCGGTCAATTCCAAAACGTCGTGGTGACTGCAACCAGCGGCACAGCCGTCGTGACCCCGTTCAACAAGACCGGCGCCACTTCCCCGCAAAACATCATCATGCACAAAAACGCTTTCACGTTGGCCACCGCCGACCTGGAACTGCCTGATGGCGTTCATTTTGCTGGCCGCGCTTCCGATAAGGAACTTGGCTTGTCGATCCGCGTGGTTCGTCAGTACACGATCAACAACGACAGCATCCCAACCCGTTTGGATGTGCTGTACGGTTGGGCGCCTTTGTACCCCGAACTGGCTTGCCGTGTTGCAGCCTAATCATTCACATTGAAAGGAAATAATCATGGCAAATCCAGGCCCAGCAAGTACCCAAACCACCGTACAACTTTTTAACGGAGACGCAGCCGACGGCATCGTGTTGGCCGGTTCCGCATCTAAGTTGTTGGGGTTCCACGGCGCCACCGCAACTGTGCAAGGAACCGCTATTACCGCCCTAGGTAACAGCGCGTCCGGCACTGAGATTGCGACAGCAGTCAACGCGATTATCACGTTGCTTGAAACCAAAGGTTTGATCGCTTCCTAACTAAGGATGGCCAAACTTTAAGGAAAGCCGCCCCCAAAAAGGGTGGCTTTTTTATTTTGAAACTTTATAATTTCCCATGAAAGGGGAACGAATATGCTGCCAAGTTTTAGACCCAACGGGCCGACGTACCGAATTACTGTTCCGTCATCGGCTTCCACAGCCCTGGCGATTGAATCTAACACCAACGTTCAAAACAACTACGTTGCCCTGATTAACACCGGCACAGCGTCGGTTGTGGTGTCCCTGGGCAACACTGCTGCGGAAACCGCAGCGCCCGCCGTGCCAACCACCGGCACATCGACGCCTGGCGTTATCTTGCCGCCTGGCATGAATTACCCCATCGTGGTTCCAGCGCCCCGCAACACGTTTTTCATCCGCATCATCGGCACTGCTGCAAACGGCGAATGTTTTGTGACACCGTTGTCCGCGGGGTAAGCTATGACCAACCAGGTCGCCAGCAAACAGACCACAAACATCGTACCGGTTCAGGGCGTTTTCGACCCTGAACCAACGTTTGCCATCCAATATTTTGTTGGCCCCGCTGGTACGCCGTTTTTTGCCCCAATTAGCCCGCTTCAATCAGGGTTAACCATTACCAATTCGACGATTGATTCGTCGGTCATTGGTGGAAATGTTCCCGCGGCGGCATTTTTTACCGCTGCCCAGGTGGCTGCAATGCCCACCGCGGATGCTGACGTGGCCAACAAGGCTTACGTTGATTCCGTGGCCCAGGGGCTGGACATCAAGGCGTCGTGTTTGTACACGACCACAAACAACATTGCGCTGTCGGGCCTGGCCACCCAGGCGGGCGGCGATTGGCCGTCGGCGCTGACTGCGGGCGACCGCATCCTGGTTAGATTGCAGACCAACGCAGCGCAAAACGGCATTTACGCGGCCAGCGCCAGCGGATGGACACGCACCCTTGACATGGACAACTGGCTGGAAGTGCCAGGGGCGTTTACGTTTATTGAAGACGGAACAGCCCTTTTGAACACCGGTTGGGTGACCACCGCAGCACCGACCGGCACAATCGGCGTCACGGCCATGCCTTGGACGCAGTTTTCGGGCGCTGGCACGTACACCGCGGGAACGGGGTTGTCGCTGATTGGCACGACATTCAGCATTGCAAACACCGGCGTGGCTGCTGCGTCGTATGGCAGCGCCAGCCAAACATTGACGGCGACCGTTAACGCCCAGGGGCAATTGACCGCCATGGCTGCGGCCAATATTGCCATTGCGGCCAGCCAATTGACCAGCGGAACCATTGACACCGCCAGAATCAGCGGCGCTTACTCTGGCATTACTGGCCTTGGCACGTTGTTGGATTTGACGGTGACCAACACGATCACCGGATCAATCAGCGGCAACGCGGCCACGGCGACCACCGCGGGAAGCGCCACAACGGCCACCACGGCGACAAACCTGGCTGGTGGTGGGGCTGGGTCGGTTCCGTATCAATCGGGCGCTGGCGCCACCGCTATGCTGGCCGCTGGGGCAAATGGCCAAGTGCTGACCCTGGCTAGCGGTGTCCCATCCTGGGCAACGCCTACGGTCGGCACGGTCACGTCGGTTGGCGGCACGGGTACGGTATCCGGCATCACGTTGTCCGGCACGGTCACCACCAGCGGTAATTTGACCCTAGGCGGCACGTTGAATTTGTCCAGCCCCCCGACTATTGGCAACACCACCCCCAACACGGGCCGGTTTACCACGCTGACGGTGGAAGACAACACCACGCTGGGCAGCAGCAACAGCGACACAATCAATTTTGTCGGTCGCATAAATTCCGACTTTGATCCAGCGACCGATAACACATACGATTTGGGGCGCACCGGCCACGAATGGCGTAATTTGTACATAGACGGCACGGCCAACATTGACAGCCTGATTGCCGACACGGCTGACATCAACGCCGGAACCATTGACAACACGACCATTGGCGCCAGCACAGCATCATCGGCAAAATTTACCACCATTGATTTCAGCGGCACGTTGGCTGCGTCTGGTGTAACCGGTACAACTGGCCAGGTGTTGCAATCCAACGGTCCGTCAGCCCCAACCTG